TGTAATAATTGCTGCTCATTTAAGTAAATGATAACAGATTTATTTGATAATGTTTTTAAATTAAATGCGGTTGTTAACGGATAAGTTTTAACTCTGCTGTCTAATACTACATATTCTAAACGTGTGGCCCCTAAGTATGGGAACATGTCTGACAGATAATAAGGTTGAGTTTTTGTTTTATCTTTGAATAGAGTTTGTAAAATAAAATCGACGTGTCTACGTGGGTCAGTGTCTATTCCAGATTCTGATGCAAACGTTAAGAAAGATCTTTTAAATTTACCATAGTCAGTTGATGCTTGTGCTAATGCTTTAAGCACATTAGATGTTTCAGATCCTAAATGGTACATGCTAAAATTAACAGGACCGGTATGTTGTACAAATCGAGTACCAAACGGAGTTATGTTTCCAAGATTTTGTAGATTACTGTTTCCAGGATACACTCCAATAAAGTCTTGTAAATTTTCTACAATACTATCGACGTGATCAATGACTTCCCCTAAGGTGAACTGTGCCACACTTTCGTTTAATGGATTATTTTGTAAGTTAACTGGGATCTCATAATATCCATTTTCGTTTTTAGGCTGTGCAGAATAACATTTTATTGTAACAACATCATTCAATGTTACATCAGAAAGCAATCTTACAGACTTCTCAACTACCCCATCTTCTATAGAAAATGTTTCTCTATTTTGTCTTTTACCGTTAATATAAACTTTAATTTGTAAATCATCAAGATTGTCTTTAAAGTCATAGACATCTATAGGAAAATTATTAACTAATCCAGTTTCTTTAAAAATTCTAACTATAGGTTGGAAAATATTAATTTGAGATGTTGTCCATCCGTTTTGATATTCAAATGTATTAATGTCTGAAATTATTTTTAAGTAGCCTATGCTAGTATCTTTTGATAACAACGTAGCAACTTTTTTATAATTAAACGAGTCACTTAATAAATTAAATTCAAATACAATATCACCGGTATTATTAATATTTCTATAGGTTAACGGAAAAAATAATTCAACATCGTCGATACCAGTACCAACTTTGTATGAAAAAAGTTTTGTTCCTAAAAACGTCGTACCTTCATAAATTAACGGATCCCCGTAACTATTATTATTTTCATCAAATATATCAAATAGTGGAGGCTGACTTACTGTTGTTTTTAATTGGCCCGGTAACCAAGTAGTACCGTTATACCAATACATCTTTCCTTGGTTATTATTACCTAATTTAACTAATACCGTTTGATTTTCAACAGGTATTGCATCGTCGTCTTCAACTAGATTAATCTGTCTTCTATATCCGCTAAAAACTTCTAACTTATGTATTCCATCGCCTGTGGCAAAAATATCAACTTTATTAGTAAAATTTTTATCAGTAAACAATCTAATTTGCGTATCATTAATTACAGATACATAATAAACTTGTCTATTAATTAACCCGGCAATTTCGTCATTTCCGTTGTTAAGATAAACAACTTGATATCCAGTTATTAATCCATGTGCTGTAGAAAATGTAATAATGTCTGCAGAATCATTCACTTCTGAGAAGGCATTAAATTCAATTTGACGGCCTGGCACTGTTACTGTAACAAAATTTACTTTAAATATTTTTCCATTGACATATCTATCAGGGTCTGCTGTAAACAATACTCGCATGCCATCTGCTAATGGTACCCCATCAATGTTATATCCCAGAGTTCCTTCAATTGTTGAAAATACATCATCTGTAAATGTATCGATCACATCTACATTCTTCTTAGATTGATACCCAAAATTAAATAATTTTAACCCTGCATTAAATTCAATAATAGGTCTAGTTGCTCGTTGTGTTTGATCAAATTCTGGAATGATGCCGTTAATTTTTGCAGTAGCAGTAATCACATCTTGGTGGAACCAACGATTATATCTACTCCACTGGTTTCTATCAACACTAGATCGATTTATTATAATATAATCTTTAACTTTAGGAAAAGAAGTAAGAGTACTGAAAGGTGATTTATCAAATGGTTCATCATCAAACAATAATGCTTGTTCTTCAGAGTAAGAACTAATTATTTCAAGGTCGTCTTGATTGACTAGTTTGATTGCAGATCCTACTCCTTCAACGTACCAATATCCAGTTTCGTATTGTTCAGGAACTACTTGACCGGTGAAAGATAGTTTCATACCATTAGCTAAAGGAACGCCATTACTAAGTGTATAGGTCTTTTTTCCTAAAATATCTGCATTTAAATCTAAAAATGCGTTTTCATCGATGTCTTTAATTTCTAAAACACCGCCAGTATTTGCATCAGATTCACTAACATAAAATAAAACATCAGGCGCATCTAGAGGAACTTTAAAAGTGACTATACCAGTTTCTACAGTTGATGCAGAAACTCCGATTGTATATTTTTCTAATTCTCCTGCTACCCTAATTGTTTTAATAGTAAAAGGATTGTTTGGTGAATTGATAGAAAAGTTATATGTCTGACCTCTATATAAAGTTAAAGTAGGATTTCTAGTTAATCCATCTGGGCTGAACAAAAATGCATAATTGTCACCTTCGTCAACAGATGTGACTGTATATGTGCTTTCTATTTCTTGTTGTTGCCCTTGTACTTCTATCGAGGCTGGACCGTATGGTAACCAATAATATTGTTGGAAGTTTACAAATTTATCCCAGTCGATATGAGGATTCCATGCGTAGAATTCTTGTTTATTAATTCTATTATGATCATTAGTAATGCCACCATTTGTTTTAATATGATTAATATGATCAACATAATCTTTATAAAAATCAACATTACCTAATTGATCTTCAATTACTGCTGTTGGTTCTAATTGATAATTTTGTCTGTCGGCATCTGTTGCTTTAACAAATATATCTGAAGCATTTACAGATTTAGCATTTTGTCTACCAATATATCCTGTTAATTTTTTAACAGTTCCTGGTTTTGTTAATTGGTCTAAAGTTGCTGATAGGAATTTTTTGTTGCTATCTGTTCTGTAAAACTTAGGCAACAGACTAGAAGTTGTTCTGTCGTCATTATTAGAAATAGGTAGACCTGATTCGTTTTGAGTAGACATTAATTATTTCCTGCACTAGTAATTGTTTGTTGACTGTTAGTTGTCGCGTTATATGTAATTGATCCTGAACTTCTAATCTTGCTTGCAGTCACCGCAGATATAATCTCAATATCATCAACAGTTGCTCCGTTAATAAAAATTTGATCTTTTTCCGCACGTATTTCGTATAAGCTACCAAACGTTAAGGATGCCTGTTTTGGTACAATAATAAAATTAACAATGTTCGGAGCAAGCCTATTCATTACATAGGCTGATAGTTCGGTAAAATAGAAATTATCACCAAAGTCCCAGTTTTCTAAACTAAAAAATTCAGTTATTGCAGATAGTACTCTAGATTTGATATCATTATCACTTACTACTACTTCTGCATTCTTAACAATTTTAAATGAGGCTTGTAAATCAATACTAGACTTTGATCCAAATAATACTTTATATCTTGCAGGATGATAGATTATCTCATCGCTGATAGATTTAATTTTGTTTAATTCTGAAGATAGCAAATTATATAAAGAATCTGAACTTGGTGGCAATGGCTCTGACTCTAAAGTATTGTCAAGCCATTTTCTAAATTCTTCATCATAGTCTTTAGTTAAAATAAAGATGTCTACAATATTTGTAAGTCCTGGATCAATTCTTGATTCATAATCAGCATTGTGAATATATTGAAACTTAATGTTATCACGCCCGGCAAATACTACATAATCTAACGATACAACAAATCCAGAAACAGCACTATATTGTTTAACTACATCAGTATCTATGAAATAATAATACTGCCCGTCAACACCACTAATAGGTTGTGTTTCTAATATAATAACAACGTTGTTGGAATTATCAATCCAACGATAATCTTCTTGGCCTTGTTCAATTGCGTATAATTCTAATACAACGTATTTTGCTACAATATTGCTAGTAGGAGCAACAATTTCTTCAAATATATTAGGATTATCTACAACTCCGTCGTCGTCAGAGTCACTGAAGGTAATTTGTATTTTTTTAGTATCTACGTAACCGTCTAGACCTCTAAATTCTTCTGTGATTTCCCAATCTGTATCAATAGTAAAAGGATATACTGAATCTGGCTTTCTGTTAACACTTAACACTTTAATTTTATCTTTAACGACAGTATTAGATCTAGTGTCATAAATTTTATCGCTAGCATCGAAATAAAATCTTAACTGCTTATCGCTTTCAAAAATATATCTTAACAATCTAGATTTTACTGTATAAAATTCTGAATCGGTAGTAAACAAAATTAACCAACTTGAGTCTAGTTGCTGATTGCTATTGTCGCCTTGTTTGCCAAGACTAAAATTATTAGAAATATTTAAATTAACTTCAAAAATTATCTTCCAAGTTCTAGACTCAATATCGTATCTTAAACCAAATGGTTTATTTGAAAATATTAGATCTACCATTGTTGCTATAGTGTTGCTTTCAATAGTTGATCGCCATGCTGGTATAACTTGTTTTAATACTGCATTCGTTGGTATAATATCATTCAATAGAATAGTACCCGAGCCGTCAGTTAATACACCAGTATCATTATTTGTTCCATCACCTGCTACTGTTACAATTTTACACCATAAGGTAGTAGTAGAATTAAAAGGAAAAGCAGTCCCTGGTGCTACAGTTACTATTTTATTATTGTTGCTTTTATCAAAATATTGTAATGCAGGATCAGAAACTTCAAACTGCACCAATGCTCCGGGTGTTGCAAATCTTAACAGTGTGCTAGTATAAGACCCAGTTTTGTAAGGTGTTAATGTGTTAATGTCGCCGATGTAACCAGTTGACTGATTAGTCTCAACTGTTTTTTGATTCCAAGACACATTTAACGATGTTGTTGCAATTCTAATAAATTTAGAATAATAAAAATCTCTAAGTTGTTTTGATTTTAAAACTTCTGATAACTGATTATAAATTACTGCTTCAATATCAGTTTTTGTAACGTAGCTAAATCTAAAACTGTCGTCGTATTCTTCTTTGTATAACGCACCGTCATCAGCAAATAAATTTGTTTTTGAATATTTTCCTGTAGGATCTACAAGATCAAAATATCGACTAATGCCACTAGAACTTCTATTAACTGATTTTACCTTAATAACCTGTTGGTTAACACTTAAAGGAGCAATGTTATAATCTTCTCCTGTAATCATTCTATTTTGTGTATAGTATGTTGCAGGAGCATTAGCTTTAATAGTTGAATTTGATTCTGTTGCTGCAGAATTAGCTACAGAATTAGTAAGACTAACTGTAACTGATAAAGTTTCAAATTGATTTAAATTAGAGACGTAAGGAATTTCAATTGTTACATTTCTAATATCTTTAGGATTTATAGTATAGCTAACACCTGAACTTTGTCTATAGTAAGTTCTAAAAGTACCTCTTGGAAGATTTCCAAAAGTTCCGTCACTAAAGTTTAAACTAACAGTATCGTTGTTTTTAGTAACTACAGCATAGATGTTTCTAATATTTTTTTGTAGACTATTATAGATTGTATTGTTACCTTCTAGAGCAGATATCTTTGCCCAGTATTCAGACTCAAGCCCGTTGCTGTCTAGTTTGTACAACCATACGTCATCATTGTTAATATTAACTGCATCGATATCAACTGTTTCATTTGTACTAGGTTGATCGATTGTAAATGTGCCTTGATTTAATACGCCCTGACGGAAATGTATAAAAAATCCAGTATTTGAACTGCCGTTGCCGCGTCCATCGTTTCTATATAAGAATGCTAGCCTGTTACCAACTGCTGGGGGTTCTTCGTAAATTTCTGTTTTATCTTTAAAGACTGTAGATACAATTTCAAAAGACAGACTTCTGCCATCAACTGCTTTAGTAAATCCATAAACAGGCACATCAGTATTACTAGCCTGAAAGCGATATTGTTCTGTAGGAATTCCATAAATTTCTGCTCGGTCGTCAGGATTTCCAAATTGGCGGGCTTGCGGTAAGGCAGCATTAATAACTTTGATAAATTGATCGTACCAATTAGGATTTGCAGGGTCATTCCAAGATACTACTTGTCCTGATAAATTACGTCCGTTACTATCGTATATGTTCTGTGTTGTAGCAACTGTGACAAATTTTAATAGGCCGCTTGCTGTGATATTTCTTTTAGGATTGTAACTTAAAAGTTGAGCTAATCGTAATACTGACTCTCGACGCTCTGCAAGCTCAAGGAAGTTATCCCTGGCGTTCATGTCGATTCTAAATGCTAGGCTTTGCCCTAAAAATGCAATAAGGTCAATTAATGCTAGGTATTCGCTTGATTCAATATAGTCGTTGAAATCTTCAGGATAATTTTCTCGAATATACTGAACCATTACCCTACGTAGGTTCTCAAAGTCGTAACTTTGGAAATCTGCACTGCGGAAGCTTTGGTAGATACGCTTCCAATCTTCTGCTACTAGTAATCTATTTTGTCTATCAGTTGTTGACATACGCTGTCCCAATTATTGAGTATTTAGCGTATATTATTATGTGGGCAGTTAATTATAAATTAATCCGTTAGCTTGATCAAATTTAAATTGTAATGCTTCTTGTATGTTGTATGGTAGATAAACTAATGTACATTCAATCTGTATGCCAGTTTCGTAGGCAGTTATAATAACTTGATCTGCACGTACTCTAGTGTCGTAATTAATAATTGTCTCAACGTCTTTAGTTATAGTTTCAATTATTTCATCTGTTAACGGTTCAAAAATAACGTCCCATATAATAGTACCAAATGTTGGATTTTCTAATCTTTCACCTAGTCTAATATGAAAATGGTTCAAGATATCTTGTTTGATTAACTGTAAATCGTATAGGGCAAAACTTTCAGCGGCCGTTGAAACCGTACTAAACCCTTTATAAGTTTTACTACCTGGGACAGCCTGTTGTTGTATACTGCCCTTTAAAACAATTTTATCGTATAATCTAGACGTTGCCATAATAATATTTAACCTGATTTAGAGAATGTGTCTGTACTTGTAGAATACTCTCGCCATTTTTCAGGAGCGCCATTAAAGTCACTGGTAAAATCTGTTTGCGAGTTTACTTCTTCACCATCTGTAGATTCGTATCTTCCGTCCTTATCCCTATCAGTTTCCCCAGGTTTAAAACTTACAGGATCTAAATTTTCATGGTGCGGATAAGGTTCAGGTGTTGGTATTCTACGTACTATAGATTCTGTACTAATTAACGATTGCCATTCATCTTGGCTGGTTAAATCAACCATAGTATGCAACTTTAATCGTTGTGGTAATCCTGCTTCACTAGCTTCACTTGCAGAGTCAGCACCTCCTGGTTCTGCGGCAGTAGCTGCTGTGGCTGCTGTAGGACCGTTCATATGAATTTGAGCCGCTGTTTCTACATGGTTGCCACCACTCTTAATGTTTGTTGCTCCGCCAGCGGTAAAATTATTACTGCCGCCAGTATTGATGTCTAAATTACCAGTGGTGGTAAGTTTTCTGTTGCCAACTACAGTATAATCAACATTACCTGTTCTTTTAACAATTTCACTTCCAAAAATATTAGAGTTTACAGTGGCGCCGCCGCCTGATCCACCACCAACATCCCAATTGAGACCTTGTTGAAAATTCCAATCAACTTGCCCTGTTACCTTATGTTTCCAGTTAGCATCAAACACCCAGTCTACATCGCTTTTTACATGATGTAGGTAATTTGCATCAAACAAAATATTAACATCTTCTTTTACATGATGAGTGTATGTTGTATCATATGTTATATCTACTGCTGCTTTAATATGAATTTTTTGATTAGCGTCAACAATTAAAATTTGGTCACCAACGACATGAGTATGTTTTTCGCCTTTAACTTTTGTGTTAAAATTTCGTCCAGCTTCCATATTAATGTCACGATCTGCATAGAAGTTAAAATCTTGTTTAGTTCTAATACTGATACTATCTTCTGCAAAAATATCAATTTTACCATCGCTAGTAAGTTCAATCCAAGCAGTGCCACGACTGTTACCGATATAGATTAAATCTTCACTATTGTGCAGTAAAATTTGATGTCCTGTTCTTGTACGTAGACGAATTAATTCATTATGTGGGCGATCTCGTAAGCCTGTTTCTCCGGCTTCTACCGACTTATAAACAGGTGGGCCATCTGATGGTGTTGTTTCTCTTTCCCACTTGTCGTCGCCATCGTCCATGACAAAACTGCTGCCTCCGAGGCGACTTACAAATGCACTGTGCTTATGTTCAAATTTTCCAACTTTACC